TTGGGGGTGGCTTCTAATTCAATAAGAGAGGCACTCTCGGTATATCTGCAATGAATTATGGGTATCCCTGAAGTGCTGTCCCTAGTGCACACCCTCTAACCGTGCGGTACACACCCAATGCTCATATAGGTGCAGCTTACGCACACCAATGCACACCTTAAGGGTGGGCACTAAGGTTACATAAGTACATATCTATAGGGGGTAGCTATAATCACCCTTGGGGTGATATACCATTATACAGCTAGATACGGTTTTTGTCAACCCCCTTTGGTAAATAAACTTATAGTGTGGTATTTATGTCACACTATAATGGCTGATTACTGCCAATGTGTAAACTAATTATAAATAAATACTCTAAAGGGGTTGACAACATTCCGTATTTGCACTATAATAGGTAGTATGGCTACAAAGAAGAAAAAGACGGGTACACCTCGTAATGATGTAACCCTTGCTATTGAGACTAAGAAGTCTAAGAAGCAAGCCCAAGTTGATATAGCTAATGATGAGCTTACTGCTGATATTATGACCAAGGCTATCCACAGTCCTGCCGCACAGTTAGGTTTGGATAGGGTTGGGGTTAAGAACATGACCCGCGCATTCCCGACAGCCCTAAGTGTAGCAGGAGCATACTTCCCCGATGGCGGCCCCAAGACCTTAAAGAAACTTGGGCACATAGGGGAGAAGAGATTTAGGGAGCCGGGGACTGAAACGGTTATTGCTCCTATAAAGCGTCCAACGACTAAGAGTACGCGCCTTGAAACCAGATCAGTATCTAGGCTAGGTACTCCCGATGAGTTTAGGTCTGTAGCCAAACATGAATACCTACATGCAGGGCAGGAGAGAATCCACCCTAAGATGGAGCGTAAGTTACGCGAAGAAGTTGCTAGGCATGGTGATCTTAAGGACTCCAGCCCCAAAGAGCGTAAAGTAGCCAAGGAATATCTTAAGGAGAACTACGCCGATAGCCCTTCACATATGGCAAAGGCTAAGAAGGCATTAGCCGAGCTTAATAAGAGAGCCAAAGCTATACTCGTCAAGGAGGGTAAATACATACAGCCTCCCAAGAAGCGTAAAAAGAAATAAGTAATGTCTTACTGGATCAACAACATGAATTATATCTGTAAAGACTGCAAGTGTGAAGTCTGTAAATGTAAAGGCAAAGGTAATGGCCGGTAAGAAGACTAAGAAGAGTAAGAAGACAGAGGGGCGCAATGACGTTGATGTTGCCACACCCACTGAGAAAGACCCTTGGGCCAAGGGTGGTAGGCTGTACTATAAGTCTAAGAACCGCGAGGAAGACATTGAATCTACGGAAGGTGACCACTCTCGTGGCAGAGATAAGTATGGACGGTTAAAGTATATGAAGCCTGAAAAGGGCAAGAAGCCTTCTGAGGGCGATTTAATTCTAAGGTTTAGGTAAAGGATAAGACTATGCCACACCAAAGTGGATACGGTGGGACGTTAACACCTCCCATGCCAGTTAAAGAACAGGCTGCTGGCCCTGTACGTGGGGGCACTCCTCCGTACCCTGCTACTCCTCCGCAGCCTTCTCGTGCAAGTAATGGCGGTACTCCCGGTAGACGCCCTGTGCTTGGTCCTGCCACGCACCAACCCATCATACACGAGTAGGTTATTATGGCTAAGAAGAAACCTGCACCTAAGAAGTCTGCTCTTGATCCTCGCGGGGACAAGAGCAAGGCTGGCATTGGTAAGAAGAGAAAGTCCTCTCAAGTTGGTAAGTCCCAGAACCCGCCTAAGTACAAGAAGACCTCCTCCCAGACCCGTACTGCTAAGGCTCCGCCTAAGACTTCTGCTGGCAAGGCACAGGGGGCATCTAAGAACTTAACTCCCGGAGCTCGTAAAGTCTCTAAGAAACCGCGCTCACAAGTAAATACCAAAGCCCCCACCAAGAAGAAGGTGGCTAAGACTGTAGCTAAGAAGGTTGTAACTAGCGGTATAGGTAGGGCCGCTGTTAGTATGGCTGCTAGAGCTATTCCTGTCGTAGCTGCTCCTATCTTAGCGTTTAGTGCATTAGCTCAGATGACGGATAAGGCCTTTAAGCGGAAGCCCGGAGAGAAGGGTCGTAGCATTAAGACTAAGAACTTCAGCATTAAACCTGTAGACACAGCCCCCTTTGGCATTAGCCTCGGTAAGCAGATTACTCCCGACGAGAGAGTCAAGAGAGCAGTAGACACTTCAGCCAAACCAGACCCCAAGAATACTCCTGAGGAGGATAAAGGAACTTTAGGTAGACAAGTGCAACCTGGTAAATCCTTAAAGGATATGGAGAAACTTACTAAGATATCTACAAAAGGTATATCCTCTGGTACAGGTCAAGTAGATGATGATGATGCAACGAGCAAGCAGAGCAAGAAGCCAGCCAAGCAGCGTAAGAGTAAAGGTAGTACAGCAGGTATTGCTAATCAAGATCAGGATTTAGAATACAACCGCAATCTTCTTGGTAGGCAGAGCGGTAAGCCGCTGCCTAAAGCATCTAAGCCTAAATCTAAAACTCCTGTAGCAGAGAAAAGAATCACAAAAGATTTTGATACTACGATGGGTGTATACGGCTGGAATAATCTGACTAATAGTTTTGGGTATCTTGGTACTGAGAAAGAAGTAGGAAAGTATGGGGCCAGTACCTACTTTACAAAGGGATTTAAACGAGGTAGCAGAGTAGAGGGATACAAGAAGAAAAAGTCAGCTTAATAATATAACGATCCTTTAGAACCACCCGCCGTATGCCATGTTGGGTACGGAAACCGCACAGCCAATAGGAGTGCACATGACTAGGTTACATTTCCCTAACATCTTTGTAGACGCTGATTTGTGGAGAGGTATGATAAGCGACCTCTCTCAGACTAAGTTCCCGCCAACGGATGTAGTTAGAATAGACGAAGACGAGTACACGATCAACATGGCGTTGGCTGGGTACAACAGGGACGATATCTACGTACACCAAGGTAAGGGCGTACTTACCGTTGAAGGTGAAGCCCCCAAGAACAAAGACACTAACTATGTAATGCACGGGATAGCCAAAGGCCACTTTAGACGCGACTTCCCTCTAGAAGAACATATAAGAGTTGTTGGTGTTAAGCTAGAAGATGGGATGCTTATTATAGGATTATCAAGAGAAGTTCCCGAAAAAGACAAGCCCCAAGAGTTTGAAATAAATTAACATAGCGAGGTGAAGGATGACAAAGCACACGGGATCAGCATTGGTAGTATTGCTCGTAGGTCTTTTAGTCTCCTTCACCTCCTACGCTTCACATGCCCCCTTAATGGGAACACCATCGTTCCCTGCTGTTAAGGAGTGTGTTAGTGCAGAGCAACACATAGCGTATGTGAAACTCAAGAACCCAGATACTACTTCTAAGGCATTAGCCCCATCGGCAGTTAAGACATTCAAGTTTAACTATAATAAAGTACCCCCGGCAAGCAACTACAACATTACAGGTGTTGTTCTCACTACCAAGCCGAGAGCTAACAACTACTTAATAGCAATCCTTATTGATGGGTGTGTATCCTTTGCAGCCCCGATAACTCACGATAAGATGAAAGAGCTAATGGCTCCAACATATTATATCTAGTAGAGCTAAACAACTGATGCGGTAACTTGTAGCGGCATATGAACCGGCAGATATTTGAGCCCATACAGCGTGGAAAGGCCAGTAGGAAACAGTTTAACGTGAAGTTTAACCCGGCATGAGGCACTCATTACACGTTGATATATCTATTACCCTTAGCTACGAGACAGTAACTTAAACAGGAGAAGACTATGGCTAATTATGCCGTAAATGATTTTGTAACACCAGTAGGCAACCTTGAGTCTGTCATGGCTGCACTGGAAATTCAGATTGAGACTATTGACACTGGCAAGGCTATTCAGCTTCTTCAGGTACTCCAGATGTCGGATGGTGCTTTCCAAGGCGCACTTATAACAGTCGCTTAAGATGCCAGCTAAAGGCCAATATAAAGCGTCCTGCTCTAAGGACAAAGAGTGCAAACGGCAACGTAAGAAGAACCAAAAGCCGAAGCACAAGAAGAAGCGTGTTGAGAGTAACCGCAAGAGGAAGAAGCTCGGCCTCAAGGCTAATAAGGGCAATACGGGTAATCCTGCCAAGAGGCGTGAAGTTGATCATGGCCGAGGCGGGTTGAGCCTTATGAGCCATAAGAAGAACAGAAGTCGTAACAATAACAAGAACCACAAGAGGAAGAAGTGATGATCCGCAGGAACGTACTGGATAGAAGCCCTACATCGGCACACTTCATGGGTATATACAATAGAGCCTTTACTCTGTCTGCAGAAGGGCACAATAACAAGTCCTCCATACAGACTGCTATAAATGAGCATACACGTTCCCCTAATATGGTAAAGGGGGCCGGGACTAAGGCTTCTCGTGCCGTCTCAACCGAGTAAGTACGAAGCCCTTGGCCGTGCCATCCTGTATATGGCACAGAAGCCGGGATACGAAAGGTGGCCCTTTAAGGCTATATTATCCCTGATAGCACCCTCAATAGATATGGGATACTACGATATAGAGATTAATGAGGATAACGAAACCACCTCATGCGCTATGTGGATGTACGCCACGGAAGAGGGAAGAGACTGGTACTTAGCTAACCACGGTAAGGAACTATCTACCGAACAAGGCGACGAGGTTATAATAAACCACTTCATAACCGATACAGGCGCAGGGCGGTACATGAGGAAGATTCTGGAGTTGATAGGTACGCAGAACCCCAACTCTAAATACGTGTATGGATTACGTGGCTTTAGGAATAATAGAGTGTGTAAATTACCAATACTGAGGAGAGGCTAATGCCCGGAGATGGACCCGGAGGCCCCGGAGCGGCAGGGGAAGGTGCAGCAACAGGCAGTGATGCCCCCAGCGGCGATGAAACTTCCGATGAAGGGTTTGGATTTACAGGTCAACAGGGATTTGGTCCGAGCCCGGGTCCGGGAGGAGGTTTTGGGTTTAATCCTGAAGATGATCCGACGGCAGAACTTGCTCAAACAAGTAGGGCATCCACAGAACAAAGTGAGTTTGGTGCTAGCGTTAAAACGACACCAGAACTAAACATAAGAGCCCAAATTGGAAAAGCCCAAAGGGCTGCAGCGAAGTCTGCACAGCTAGCTCTGACACAGGAGCTTGATCCGAAGTTTGTAACTTCCCTTACATTGGGTAAACTGTCGACTATCAAGAATGAGCCTTTTGATCCTTTTTCCAAAACTGAACCTGATATTAATATTAAAACGGATACAAGAGAAACAGAGTCGAATCTTCTATCCCTTGGTAAAGTAGCTCTTAGTGTGATTACTGCCGCTAACCCTGTTTTAGGGTTATTCACCGGGGCGCTGTCCGAAACAGCAAGTAGAGGTCTATCTGCAGCTGCTAAAGCGGGGCGTAGTACAGAAGCAAGAGGACTGTCCTCCGCCTCCACCGTGGGCTTTGATGCACCAGCGCCTGACGTTGATGCAGAAGTAAGCACTTCAACAGAAGCAGATAGCCCATCTGATAGCCCGGAAGATAGCGGCGGGGAAGACTTACGTAGACGTAGGGCAGTCTCCTCCCGTACCAGTGGTGTTACTCTAGCTATTGCAGAACCAGAGGACGAGTTCTCTTCTAAAGAACTCCGAAGAGCCCGTAGACAGATTACAAGGTTCGCTTAATGTCACTTGCACCCTCCAAGAAGTTATTTAAACAGTACGATAAGACTGGTACTGAAGACCTTGAGGATTGGCGTGCACGTTTTGTAGAGGTTGCAGACCCTACAGAGTACCTCGGTGCAATAGAGTTGATGGGATCATGGCGTGACTGGCAAACCTTTAAACGTAACTGGCCCACCTTTACTAATAACATCCTCCCCGACTGGGTTGCCGAAATAGAAGTTAAGTTACGGGCAGAAGCCATCAGGGACTTGTGCAACCAAGCTGCCACAGCCAAAGGGACAGCGGCTGCCAAGTGGATTGCTGAAGGTAAGTACCGTGCTCGTAAGGCCGGTGCGCCATCCAAAGCAGAAGTCCAACGGGAAGCTAAGATACAAGCCCGTATAGACAATGAAGTCGAAGACGATATCGCACGAGTGCAGGAAGTGGTACACTAAAATGTTGGTGCAAGCCAACACACTGTATAGCGAAGCCGGTCTAACTAAAGTACAGTTAGAGATTCGGCTTGTGGCACTGAATAACTTTGAGGCGTTTATTCGTCTAGTGGCTCCGTACCAACTTATAGCGCACTGTCACAGCGTTATGTGTAAATGGGCTCAAACCAATGACAACGAAAACAGACTCCTCCTCTGGCCCCGCGATCACGGTAAGTCTCGCTATTCAGCTTTCTACGCAGCTTGGGAAGTTGTCCGTGATCCTTCGACAACTATTATCTACGTTTCAGCAACTGCGGAAAAGGCAGAAGAGCAACTCAGGTTTATCAAGACTATCCTCGCGGGAAAGGTGGTTGCACGATACTTCCCCGGACTTATCCACCCCGATGAGGGACGAAGGGAGTCGTGGAATAAAACCTCCATTGTTGTCGATCATCCCTTCCGAGATAAGGAAGGTGTAGTTGATTCCACGATCATGACTTGTGGTCTGGAGAAAACCATTACTGGTAAGCACTGCAAACGCCTCCTTATGGATGACATCGTAGTGCCGGAGAATAACACAGAGACAGGGAGACGGGACGTAAACAACTGGGCCGCACAAGCCGCATCTATTATGAGTGCTGAAAGCTCCATGTTCGTAGTGGGTACAAGATATCATCCAATGGACGCATACCAGATCATGATGGATATGGATTTTGAAGACCCCATTGAGAACGAGGACGGTGAGATTGTTCTTGAGGAAGTCAACATGTTCACCGTGATGCAGGATGATGTGGAGGTGGACGGTGACTTCTTATGGCCCCGACAGCAACGTAAAGACGGCAAATACTTCGGATTCAACCCTCGCATCCTTGCAAAGAAAAAGGCTGTCTACGAAGCCAACAACCAAATCACCCAATTTTACGCCCAGTACTACAATGACCCCAACGATAAGTCTACTGCGCCTATTTCTAGAGACTTGTTCCGCTATTATAAAAAAGAAGAGCTAGAGTACATAGCCGGGGTATGGATGATCCAAGGTAAGCCATGCTGGCTGTATGCAGCCGTTGACATGGCAGCTTCTACTAAGGATAGGGCTGACTATACAGTAATCATCGTCGGGGCTATTGACGACGAAGGCAATAGATACGCTATCGACATCAAGCGGTTTAAGACCCAGAGAGCCTCAGAGATATTTGACGCTATCAAGGAGTCTTACCTATCGTACCAGTTTAAGAAGCTACGGATAGAAGCCGTGTCAGGATTTAGGCTTGTAGCCCAAGACTTGGCGGACAGACTAACTGAAGAGGGTGTGCGTATACCAATCGACTTGTATATACCTCCCAATTCAGATGGCAAGTTCGCTAGGGTTAACGGAATACTAGAGCCCTTATATCAAAGTGGTGCTATTTACCACTACCGAGGTGGTAACTGCCAGATACTAGAGGATGAGCTAGTTAGCGTTAACCCACTTCATGACGACACTAAAGATGCTTGGGCGATGACCTGCGATGTTATGGTAAAGCCTATACCTCGTAGACAACAAGGAACAAAGAACGTGTTACCATTTCACAGTAGATTTGGCGGGGTAGCGGCATGAGTAGATCACAATCCAGTGGAACAATGCTTACAGTGGAGGCTGGTGATGTCGATGAGATTGCAGTCCGTATTGCAGAGCTTTGGGAAAGATATAACACGGAACGCCGCAGTGCTCTTACGCTTAATGAAGAGGCCCGTAGATTTATATACGCTACCGACATTGATAGCACTTCTGCGGCTGACCTACCACACAAGAATAGAACGCACCAACCCAAACTCACGCAGATAGCAGATACTCTGAAGTCTCAATACTACGAGGCCTCACTCTCCATGCCTGAGTTCTTCCGCTTTCCCGCTCCCCGCAAAGTAAGCGATGCTGTAGCACGGGCTATGGAGAAGTGGATACGAGTTAAGCTAGAGGCCCGTAAGTTCCGTGAGACTACTGGTAGGCAGCTTATTAACGACTACGTTGACTATGGTAACTGCTTTGTGTCTTTGGAGTACACGGTAGAGAGGGATAACCAAGGTAGGGTTATTTATACTGGCCCCGTATGGAATAGAGTGTCCCCTATGGACATAGCGTTTAACCCCCGCACCAGCTTTAAGAAGAGCCCCAAGATGGAGCGTCTGCAGGTGCATGTGGCAGATATCAAAGACTGGCCCGACACCTTTCCGAATAGCGGATTCAAGAAAGGCATCATTGCTAAGGCAATAGCCACTCGCCACCCGGATGGGATAGACGACTGGATTGAAGTAGTCAAGAACCGTGGCATTAACATGGATGGCTATGGTGGCTTTGACCAATACTTCAAGCAGGATTTGGCGGAGATTATTATCTATCGTGGGGACATGTTCGACCCTAACACAAGTAAGACATCTCGTAATCGTGTTATCTACATTATGGATAAAGTGCATGTCATCAGAAATGAACCTTCAAAAGCTCCATCAGGTTTCGACGGCATACACCACGCTGGTTGGCGACTTCGCCCCGACAACTCTTGGTCACAGGGGCCGCTTGATAATCTTATTGGGATGCAGTACAGGATTGACCATCTGGAAAACCTTAAGGCTGATATATTTGATGTTATTGCTCAACCCGTTATCTTTGTTAAGGGGGATGACGTTCAGGAACCTTCTGACGGGTATAGGCCGGGAGCAGTGTATTATGGTGGGGTGGATAGCGATGTTAAAATGCTCGTCCCCGATGCCACCGCACTCAACGCAGACAACCAGATAGCTAATTATCATCGTATGATGGAGGACTGGGCCGGGGTTCCCCCGGAGTCCCGTGGCATACGTACCCCCGGAGAGAAGACCGCCTTTGAAGTCAGCAAACTAGACCAGAATGCTACTATGGGCTTTGTAGATAAGGCTCGTGTGTTTGAGCGTATGATGGAAACTATGCTCAAGGAAACCTTTGAGTTAATGCTCATCAACTTTGATATCGAAGACTACAAGGATATCTTTGGAGAGGACGAGGAAGGCGAAGCCCTAGAGGTACTAGCGTCAATGGATACCATTGCCCGTGGAGAGTTTGTAGCTATGGGTGCACGGCACTGGACTAGGCGTAATAGGGAGACTCTAGAGATGAATACCTTTATGAGTGGCCCGATGCAAGACCCCAAGATCAGAGCACACGTATCTGGCATTAAGATGGCTGAGTTCTGGGAACGTAAGTTAAACATAGAAGACGAAGGTATTATTGAGGAGAATGCAGGAGTTAAGGAAGATGTCCGAATTCAAGCAATCGCTCAAGAAGAGGCTCAAGCACTCCAGCAAGAAAGCGGGAGTGATCCAATCGGCGTTGGGGATCAGTCGGGAACTGGAACACAGACTTTTACCGAAGGAGAAGGACCGCAAAACAGTCCGAGCCCAAGCGGCCAGCAGCCCGGAGCTAGTAAAGTTCCTCAGTGATATAATGATAGAAGAGTACTTCGCTGAAACTTTTACCAAGAGTTACAGTGAAGAGAGAGCTTACGCAGACGGAATAGCGCACCACGCTAAACATATATTTGACCTATTGAAAGGATTAGAAAATGGCTGAAGCATTGACCGATGCTCTAGAAGCTGTAGAAGTTACCCCTCCTGCAGAAGTAGCCGTACAAAGCGAGGAAGATAAAACGTATTTAAATAACCTCGTAGGCGAAGGGAAGAAGTTCGCAAAAGACGAAGCCCTCGCAAAAGCATACCATCATGCAAATCTTCATATTGAAGAGTTGAAGTCTGACCTAGATCAATACAAAGATGGTAAAGAGCTTCTTAACGAAGTTCTAGACGAAATTCGTAATACTTCTTCAGATGAGAGTACGGATGCCCCGGCCCCACAACAAGCCCCGGCTGAAGCTCCACACCAGAAGGACGATGTAGCGAAGCTCGTTAGTGAAGAGTTCTCAAAGAAGGAACGAGAAGCCTTGCAAAGGGCCAATGTTAAAGACTCCCTTGAGAAGCTCTCAGTGGTTTACGGAAGTGAGGCCGCAGCTAAGGTCGCCGTAACCAAGACCATAAATGGTGATGTCAATATTCAGGCTGCCATTGATAGTCTGAGCTTAAAGAGCCCAGATGCTATGGTCAAGTTTATCACTGGTGTTACTCCTGCTGAAACTATAGTAGAAGGAAACACTCCCGGTGTTGACGCTGCTACACCACCATCTATTAGTGGTGTGGGATTGACTTGGGAACAATGTAGGCAAATCCGTAAGGAAGACCCTCGCAGGTACAAGAGTGCTGAGTTCCGTCAATCTATACAGGCTGCTGCAAATGCGGCTGCCGCTAACGGTGTTGACTTTTTCGCAACATAGTGGAGAAAGGAGTATTTAGATGGCTCTAGATACTGTCAATAACTCTACATTAGTCCGCACAAACGTATGGGCTAATGAAGTTAAGGATGTTCTCCAAGAAGAGTTGATGTTAGATTCTCATATCCGTTGGATCACTGAGTTCCCTGATGGCGACACTTTGAACATTCCTACTCTCTCTGAAATGACCGTTCGCAACTATTCCGAAGGTGCGACGATCACTTTGGACGATCCCACTACTGGTAACTTCACTCTCACGATTGATAAGTATTACCAGTCTGGGTTCAAGATTCCTGAGAAGTTCCGTCATGACTCGTTCTACGTGTCTGTGGCGGAGTCGAACTTCGTTCAGAAGCTCACTCGCGCTCTTTTAGAGCAGAAGGAATCCGATATCGCTAACTTGCAGTCAGGCCAAACCGCCTCTAACCCCAACGTCATTAACAGTGGTGATCACCGTTATGTCGCTACGGGTACGAGTGAAGCTATGACCCTTGCCGATATGCAGAAGGCTAAGTTGTCTCTGGATCGTGCTAAGGTTATGCGTGGTGGACGCCGGGCGTATGTTGACCCTTCGGTCACTTACGAACTGCAGCAGATCAGTAATGTCATCCAGCAGGATGTCTATGGCGGCAATGCCCACATTAAAGAGGGCATGAGCGGCACGACTTACGTTGGACGTTTTGCTGGTTTTGATCTGTTTGAGTCCCTCTTCTTGGATGATGCGGTGACTGAAACGATTACGGCTAATGCCCCTAGCGCAGGTTCTGCGACTGGCACAAGTGCCTTCGTGAACATGTTCCTTGGTGAGGAAGCCTTTATCGGTGCTATGCGAGCCATGCCTGACATGGACGCTTGGTATGACAATAACACTCGTTCAGATGTATATCACGTCACGATGCGTTACGGCATTAAGCTGTTCCGTCCCGAGTCGATGGTCTGCATTTTAACTGAATAGTAGGAGGTATATATTATGACACAACGTAGAACTCCTGCAGGTTCCGGTGCCGGTACTGGCACAGGTTCCGAACAGACTGGTGGTGCATCCACTACTTTGAATGGCCCCGTGGCTCTCGTCTTTGACGAAATCCCCGGAGTGATCAATGGTATGGGTGACGGCCATGTTTGGTACGACATCATTGACGGTAATCTGTTCTCAGGGACCGTTGAACGTGCTTCGTCTGACTTTGTTTGGCAGTTTACCGCTGCTGATAATGGCCGCATTGAAGGCATCATGTATGCTAACGGTGCTGTCGCTATGGACGGTTCCGTGGGTTGGGAATTGGCTTTCATTAACGATACTAATAGTGATGCCTCTCTCGCGTACTTCGGCTTCGGTTCTGGTACAGAAGCGGCCAAAGGTACGGACAATGATGTAGCGGTTGCCGCTGGCGCAATCGTGTATGTCTCTAACAGCTTGACTGCCACTACGGCACGGTTTAACCGTGGCGATCTGTGCGAAGTCACTGCTGATCGGGACGGCACGACTAGTGTTGGCTCTTTCCGTCTTCTCGTATCCTACGAGTCTGAAGGATATACTGCTTAGTAGCTTGGGGAGGGGTTTCGGCCCTTCCCCTCTACTTTACTTTAATTAAGGAGAAAGATATGTCTGAAAGATATAATCCGGGAACTAGGGGCGGCGTAAAAGATATTCGTAATACAGATAATCTTGCTACCGCCCTTAATGACCCGGATGTCGATAGTCTCGCCATTGATGGTGTGACTATAACATCCGATGCCGGGGAACTGAACATCCTAGATGGTGTTACATCTACGGAAGCGGAAATTGATATGGCTTGTGATATCTCTGTTAATACAGAGCTTGTCACAACCACTAATGTACTTACTACGGCTGAAAGTGGCGCAACCCTTGTCTTTAATACTGCAACAGCGTTTGTAACTACCTTACCGTCTCTTTTGAAAGGGGTACGTTATAAATTCTATGCTGGTGCTACTGAAGTCACTGGGGGCAACCACACTATTGTTTGTACCAACGATGACAATACCATTCATGGACAATGCATTGTTGCTGGTGCTTTGGTTGCTGCTGCTGATGAAGGTAGTATTAATCTT